AACCACCACTAACGTGGTGGTCGTCGACAGCCAACCGGCTGCCGACCTCAGCATCCCGGCGCAGGGGAAGCAACCCAAACCTGCAAAGCCGGATTGCCCGCATCAGGCCATCGTGGCGCTGTACCACGAGCTGCTGCCGATGTGCCCTGGCATCCGCGAGTGGACGCCCGCTCGTGCCCAGGCTCTGCGAGCCCGATGGAACGAAGACCCGAAGCGTCAGGACCTGGGCTACTGGCGCAAGTTTTTCGGCTACGTTGCCGAGTCCGATTTCCTCACCGGGCGTAGCGCTAGCGCCGGTCGGAAGCCTTTCCTTGCCAGCCTCGACTGGATCGTGAAGTCGGAGAACTTCGCCAAGATCCGCGAAGGCCGGTACCACGAGCAGGTGGCCGCATGAACGGACCCGACGATTTCCCGCAGGCCCGCGTGCTGCACAGCGTCGAAGCCGAGCAGGCCGTGCTGGGTGGCCTGCTGCTCGACAACGATGCGATCGACCGCATCAGCGGCCTGGACGCCGCGCACTTTTACCGCGACGACCACCGCGTGATCTACGGCGCCATCGTGCGCCTGGTGTCGGCGAACAAGCCAGCCGACGTGCTGACCGTGTTCGAGCAGCTGCAGGTCGAGGGCCGCGCCGAGCGGGTGGGTGGGCTGTCGTACCTGAACGCCGTGGCGCAGAACACGCCCAGCGCGGCCAACATCGCCCGCTATGCCGAGATCGTGCGTGACCGGGCGCTGCTGCGTGACACCGCCGCTACCGCGCGCAAGGTGCTGGAGCTCGTCGAGACGCCGGGGCCGATGAAGGGCGCCGAGATCGTCGACAAGGCACAAGGCCTGTTGGGGCAACTGGCCCAGGTCGGTGTGCAGCGCGGGCCGAAGATGCTGTACGACCTGATGACCGACTTCGTGGAGCGCGTCGACGAGCGGTACCACAGCCGCGTCGAGCCGGGCGTTCCCACCGGCATTGGCTCGCTCGATCGCGCGCTGAATGGCGGCTTCCACGATGGCAACCTGATCATCGTTGCCGGCCGCCCATCGATGGGCAAGACGGCACTGACCACGGACATCGGCCTAAACATGGCTGATGCCGGCCGCAGCGTGCTGCTCGATTCGATGGAGATGTCCGACCAGGAGCTGGTCGCCCGCGCGGCGGCGAACCGCGGCGGCATCCACCTGTCGGCGCTGCTGAGCGGCCGGCTGGGCGACGGTGACTGGCCGCGCCTGACGCACGCCATCCAGCTGATGGGCGACATGCGGTTCGCAATCGATGACACGCCGGCCATGACGCTGCTGGAGGTCCGGACCAAGGCCAAGGCGCACAAACGCAAATTCGGCCTGGACGCCTTGATCGTCGACTACTTGGGCCTGATGTCTGGCGGCGAGGAAAAGATGCGCACCCAGCAGATCGGCGCCTACTCGCGCGGCCTGAAGTCGCTGGCCAAGGAACTGAACATCCCGGTGATCGCGCTGGCGCAGCTGAGCCGCAAGAACGAAGAGCGCCCGGACAAGAAACCGATCCTCTCTGACCTGCGCGACTCGGGCGACATCGAACAGGACGCCGATGTCGTGATCTTCGTGCACCGCCCGGAGATGTACGACCCGAACAACGACGAACTGAAGGGCTACGCCGAGCTGCTGATCCGGAAGAACCGGAACGGTGCGCTCTGCGACGTGCCGCTACTGTACCGCGGCGCGGTGACGAAGTTCGACGAATGGACCGGTCCGCTGCCGATGCTCAGCCATGGCCCGGCCGTCCGTAAGCGCGGCATCGCCGCAGATCTCTGATCCGCAACGGAAAACATACGCAGCAACGGGTACGCCATGACCAAAATCGTTCTGACCCTCCCATATCCCGTGAGCGCAAACCGCTACTGGCGCACGTACATGCCGAAGGGCTTCAAGGCGCCGGTGACGACGCTGAGTGCCGAGGCCAAGGCCTACAAGTCCGAAGTGGGCTGGCTGGCCAAGGCGGCCGGGATCCGCTCGCCGCTGGTCGGGCGTGTGGCCGTCTCCTACACGCTCTACCCGAACCGTCCGCAGGACTGGCAGAAGCGCATGCGCCGCGACGGCGCCGCGTGGGACGACACCGTGCAGTGCATCGACCTGGACAACGCACAGAAGGTGTTGATGGACGCGCTGAAGGGCGTCGTGTTCGAGGATGACCGCTGGGTGCGCCGGATCACGGCGGAGCGGGCAGAGCCGGACGGGGAAGGGCGCCTGGTTGTCACGGTGACGGCTATCGAGGCCGATCTGGTGCAGGCCGGACTTTTTGCATAGGAGGCAAGTCATGAACAAGAACTGGAACGGCTACTGCACCTACTGCGGCGGCTTCGGCCATCGCGCGTCGAGCTGCCCGCGCTGGAAAGGAGTCCGGCTGGCGCGCCCGGAGGCCTGACCATGGCTGCGCTCTACAAGGAGTTCGTGCTGAAGTCGCCGGGCATCTGGCCTTTCGTGACGGCCTTCATCAAGGCCAATGCCCGCGCCTGCGTGGAGAAGGGCACGCCGATACGCCTGATCGTCACGTCCGAAGAGCGGCGCCGCACCGCTGAGCAAAACGCCTACTACTTCGGCGTCGTCCTGCGGGATATTGCGGAACAGGCTTGGGTAGATGGTGAGCAGTACGGAACCGCCGCCTGGCACGAGCACTTCGCCGAGGAGTTCGCTCCGCGCGAGGAAATCCGCCTGCCCAGCGGGCGCCTCGTGACGCGCCGGAAGTCCACGAAGGATTTCACTGTCGGCGAGTTTGGCGAATACCTTACCAAGGTGCAGGCCAGCGCCGCCAACGACTTCGGGGTCTCGTTCGATGGGGTGCCAGCATGCTGACGCACCGCAGGGGGACCCAGGGCGCGGTGTTCGGCCAGCGGCTCAAGCGGGCGCGACTGGAGCGCGGCCTGTCCGTGCGCGATTTCGCCGAAAGGGCGGGGGTGGACTTCCGCTCGATCTACTTTTACGAAGACAGCTCGCGCCTGCCTACCGTCGACGCTGCAATCGCAATGGCCCAGGTGCTGGACTGCTCGCTGGACTGGCTGTGCGGACTGGACGCGCATGCGGTGACACAACCGATAAGTTGTAAATCCGAAATACAACCGATAGGTTGTGAGGTGCCCGCATGACCTTGCCGGCCTACATGTACCGCGATCCGGCCGAGGTCTATGAACAGAACGAGGCGCGCAGCTGCAAGGGCTGCGTCTACGAGAAGACCGCCCGCCTGATGGGCACCACGCACACGGTATGCAAGAAGCTGCTGCCGGGCGGCAAAAGAAGGAATCACGGCAAGCGTTGCCAGTCTTACGGGGAAAAGAAATGACCGATAAACCGCTGTTCGCAGACGTCTCGCACGCGCTGCACGTCTCCTACCTGGTGCTGTCCTTGCCGCCGCGCCAGAAGGCTCCGTTCCGCAACATGCTGGTCCAGCTGCTTGAGGCGATCGACGAGCCAACCGCCGCTCAGGAGAAGTGGCTGGCCGAATTGCGCGGCCCTGGCGGCGGGGCATACGAAGAGGACCGGCTTAGCATGGACGAGGTACGGGCTCAGTACGCCATGATCACCGACGCAGCGAAGACCCGCCTGCCGTCGCCCGAGTACGCCGTGGTGCTGGCGCGCTATGCGCACGGCCCCGAGAAGCTGGCTGGCTGCAAGCGCCTGGCCCTGTACGCGCGCCGGTCCTGCGGCATCACGGCGCTGGGCCTGCTGACCGACCTGGCCATCCGACACTACCTGCCACGCAAGCAGCGTGACGGCTACAGCCTGCGGGATCTGGGGGAGAAGGCGAAGATCGGCACGGACAAGGTCTTCCGCGCGGCGCGCTGGATGGAGAAGAACTTCCGCGCGCTAGAGGCGCTGGCGATCGAGCGGCTGGAGCCGTCGTTCATTGCGCACGGCATCGTGCCAGACCGTACAGCGTGTGAGTCGGCGGAAAGTGTTGCTGCGTAAGGGATAGCGGCAATAATCCCCTTGCGTTTTTCAAACAAGCGATGTAGATTTCACCCAGACTCAGCCAAGCCCCGCCCGGATCACAGCCGGCGGGGCTTTTTCGTTGAGTGTTCGTATCCCTGCTGCCCGCATCGGTCTCCGCCGACACGGGCTTTTTTCATTGAATCAAGAACTGAGCTGCTTGAAGCCCCAGGATATGGCTTCGGTCACCATCTTGCGAGCGACCTCTTTTGAGCCCGTCTTCACGGCTTCGCTAATCCTCTGACCGATCGAGGTCGTTCCTTGCAGCGATGCTGGCACCGATTGGAGGGTTGCCAACCCTTTCCCGGTGAGTTGTACAAGATAGAAGCCTCCGTCGATGCTCGATGTCTCGCATCTGATGTAACCCTCTTGGATCAGCCATCCGACTGCGTGCATCGCAGGCTCGTACATGCTCTCTGGGACGGTTCCCATCTCGCGGTTTTCTTCCGGCAGATCCTCGTAAGTGAATGACTGAAAGTCTATGTCTCGCGGGGTTGGAAAGCTTTCGTAAAGCAGTGCAAAGACCTGGGATACGTGATCGTTGAAGACGTCGATATTGGACCGCTCAGTCATTTTCCTTATCTCCTAGGACGATCGGGAAGTTTGGCACAAGAATTTGGAATCGCCCCCCGGCCGGAGGTGGGGTAAAACACCGGCAGCAACCTGACGCGGTGACAAGCCGGTCTCCTACCTGCGGGCGGCTGTGGGGCTGCAGGGCATTTTCGGCGGTGGGCAGGTTGCCCCTTTCCTTGGGATTTATCATGGGTCGTCCATCCAAACTGACCGACGCTCAGTGGGAGACGATCGGCAAGCGCCTGCTGTCTGGCGAGTCCACGTCTGCACTGGCCAGGGAATACGGCATAAGCAAAACGGCCATATCGATACGGTTTTCAAAACGAACCGAAACGATAAAAACTGTTGCGAATCAGATAGTTGAGACTGAACGCGCACTTTCCAAACTTAATGTTTCGGAACAGATGGCTGCACGGTCGCTGGCTGATTCGCTGAAAGACATCTCGGAGCACTTGGCCGGCGCCGCTCGCTATGGCGCCATGACCGCGCACCGGCTCGCTGGCATTGCCGCGCAGCAGGTCGAGAAGGTCGACGATGCTGAGCCTCTAACGAAGAGCATGCAGCAGCTGCTGGGCGTCCAGGCGCTGACCAAGATGGCGAACGGCGCCAGCGAGATCGGGCTGAACCTGCTGCGCGCCAACAAGGAAGCGCTGGAGGATGCCAGCCGCGGCAAGAAGCCGGCGCCTGCTGGCCTGAACCACTTCTATGGCGAGTCCAACGACACCGACGCGGCCGACGCTTAATCCGGCCCTGCGGCCGTTCTGGATGAAGCCAGCGCGCAACCGCGTGCTGTACGGTGGCCGGGCCTCGACGAAGTCATGGGATGCAGCCGGCTTCGCCACGTTCTTGACGTCGAACTACAAGCTGCGCGTGCTGTGCGTGCGGCAGTTCCAGAACAAGATCGAGGAATCGGTCTACACGCTGCTGAAGGCGCAGATCAGCCGGTTCGGGCTGTCCAGCCAATTCCGCATCCTGGACAACAAGATCATCGGGCGGGAGACCGAGAGCGAGTTCCTGTTCTATGGCTTGTGGCGCTCCATCGACGAAATCAAGTCGCTGGAAGGCATCGACATCCTCTGGATCGAGGAAGCACACAATCTGACCGAAGAGCAGTGGAAGGTGCTGGAGCCTACGATCCGGAAGGCCGGGTCGCAGATCTGGATCATCTTCAACCCGAAGCTGGCCACGGACTTCGTCTACCGGCGCTTCGTGCTGAACCCGCCGCCGAATACCGTCAAGCGGCTGATCAACTACGACGAGAACCCGTTCCTGTCGGACACGATGCTGGCCGTGATTAACGCGGCGCGGGCGGAGGACGAGGAAGAATTCGCCCATATCTACCTGGGCGTGCCGAAGGACGACGACGAGGGCGCGGTGATCAAGCGTTCCTGGCTGCTGGCTGCCATCGATGCGCACAAGGCGCTGGGCTTCGGTCCTGCCGGCGCGCGGCGCCTGGGCTTCGACGTGGCCGACGGCGGCGCGGACAAGTGCGCCAACGTCTTCGCCCATGGCTCTGTCGTGCTGTGGGCTGATGAATGGAAGGCCGGAGAGGACGAGCTACTGCAGAGCTGCAGCCGCACCTATACCGAGGCCCGGGACCGTGGCGCCTCGATCCGGTACGACTCCATCGGCGTCGGTGCCACCGCGGGCGCCAAGTTCGGCGAACTGAACGAGGCCCGGCGAGCGGACAGCGACAACACGCCGGTGTTCTACGAGAAGTTCAACGCGGGCGCGGTCGTTTGGGAACCGGACGAGATCTACCAACAGCCGAACATCACGAACAAGGACATGTTCTCCAACATCAAGGCGCAGGCCTGGTGGATGGTGGCTGACCGGTTCCGCAACACCTACAACGCGGTCAAGCGCGGCATGCAGTTCCCCTCGGACCAGCTGATCAGCCTCGACAGCGCCTGCCCGTACCTGGACAAGCTGATCGACGAGCTGGCCACGCCGCGCCGGCAGTTTGACGATAACGGCCGTGTGAAGGTCGAAAGCAAGAAAGACTTGGCAAAGCCGAACCGGCCAGGCGGCCCGAGGCCGTCGCCGAACATCGCCGACGCGCTGATCATGTGCTACGCGCCGGGCGACCACTCCATCGAAACCTGGGCAAAGCTCGCACAATGAACCGAAACCAACGCAAAGCGCTGCAGCGGGACCACCGCGAGAAGGTGGCCGCCTCTGCCAACGCCAAGCGCTGGTCCAGCAACGACAGCTTCCAGAACTTCGAGGCGCGCGTCGGTCTGGGCACGAACAACCAGGCGGCGCAGTACGGTTACGGCTTCGATTTCACAAGCCGCAACCGGGTCCAGATCGAGGCCATGTACCGGTCCTCATGGATCGTTGGCCAGGCCGTGGACGTCGTTGCGGACGACATGACGCGCGCCGGAACGGAGCTGAACGCCGATCTGGACCCGGCCGACCGCGACAAGCTCAATGCCGCCTTCGAGCGCATGGGCCTGTGGGACAGGATCAACGACACGATCAAGTGGGGCCGGTTGTATGGCGGCGCGCTGGGCGTGATGCTGATCGACGGCCAGGACATGTCCACGCCGCTGAAACTGGATTCCATCGCGAAGGACCAATTCAAGGGCATCTATGTGCTGGACCGGTGGTTGGTGCAGCCATCCCTGAACGACCTGGTCAAGGAATTCGGCCCGGATATGGGCATGCCGCGCTACTACGACGTGGTGGCCGACAGCATGGCGCTTTCGCGCATGCGCATCCACTACACCCGGGTGATCCGGATCGATGGCGTTGAACTGCCGTATTGGCAGCGCATTACGGAAAACCTTTGGGGTCAGTCGGTGGTCGAGCGGCTTGTCGACCGGCTGACTGCCTTCGACAGCACCACGCTGGGCGTGTCCCAGTTGGTCTACAAGGCGCATCTGCGTACGCTGACCATCGACAAGCTGCGCGACATCATCGCAGCGGGCGGCCCGGCGCTCGAAGGTCTGCTGAAGAACGTCGAGATGATTCGGCGCTTCCAGACCAACGAGGGCATGACGCTGGTCGACTCGCGCGACAAGTTCGAGACGCACCAGTACACGTTCTCGGGCTTGGACAACGTGCTGTTGCAGTTCGGTCAGCAGTTGTCCGGAGCGTTGGGCATCCCGCTCGTGCGCCTGTTCGGCCAGTCCCCAGCTGGCCTGAACAGCACTGGTGAGTCGGACCTGCGCACCTACTACGACAACGTGAAGCAGCAGCAGGAGCGCCGCCTGCGGCTGCCGCTGACCCGCCTGTACGAGGTGCTGGTGCGCTCTGAGCTGGGCAAGCCGCCGCCCGAGGGCTTCGCCTTCACCTTCACGTCGCTCTGGCAGCTCTCCGACACCGAGAAAGCCAACAACGCGAAGACGACAACGGACGCCGTGGTGGCGGCCTATGACGCCGACCTGGTGGACAAGCCGACCGCCATGAAGGAATTGCGGCAGTCGAGCCACACGACCGGCGTTTTTACCAGCATCACGGACGAGGCGATCGAGGAAGCGGAGAACGAGCCGCCGCCCTCGCCGGAGATGGAACTACCTGATGGCGACGACCCGAACATTCGACCGGAAACGCCACCGGAACCCGGTGAAGACCAGCGGACCCGAAAGGGTGTATCGGACGCAGCTCCGGCAGGTCGCTCAGCAGGTGGGCGCGTTGGTAAATGGCTTTCCGCCTGGCGATCCCGGCGTACTGCCGACGATTGAGCAGCTTCTGCGGCGATACGCTGAGGCGTTGACGCCGTGGGCCGAGCGCGCAGCCGCCGAAATGCTGTCCGAGGTGAACCGGCGTGACGAGGCGGCCTGGATGCAGTACTCGGCCGACCTGTCCCGCGCGCTGCGGCAGGAAATTCGGACGGCACCGACAGGCACCACGATGCAGGTCCTGATGGCCGAGCAGGTGACATTGATCAAGTCGATTCCGCTCGGCGCTGCTCAGCGCGTGCACAGGCTGACCATCGAGGGGATCGAGGACAGCACCAGGGCGTCGGAAATCTCGAAGGCCATCCAGGCGTCGGGCGACGTGGCCAAGAGCCGCGCCGACCTGATTGCCCGTACTGAGGTGGCACGCACCGCATCGACGCTGACCGAGGCGCGTGCGCTGCATGTGGGCTCGCCTGGCTATTTCTGGCGCACCTCCCATGACGGCGACGTGCGCGAGTCGCACAAGAAGATGGAGGGCAAGTTCGTGGCCTGGTCCGATCCACCTACGATCGACGGGATGACAGGCCACGCCGGGCAGTTCCCGAACTGCCGCTGTTACCCCGAACCGGTGATTCCGGAGGAATGACATGGCCGTAACCGTCTCGACTGCTCTGGTCGTCTGCGCGCTGATAATTTTTCCGACCGTCGCTGCTGGCCGAGTCATGGCCGCCTGCGAGATTCTGCTCGATCGCTGAACCGAAGGAATGGAATGAAGACCACAGACCGCATGGCCAGCGGCTTCTACACCGTTGAGCGCCTGGGCGCGCGTCAGTCGGTCACGAACGAGGGCTTTCTGCTCTGCGAGGGTGTGCCCATCGCCCGCATCGGCGAGTTGCTGTACGTCGATGGCGAGGTGCCCGTCGCCGTAGGGCGCGACGGCATCGTGCATGTGGCGCGCACGCCGGAAGAGGTGTTCCGCCCTGAGACCATCGCCAGCTTTGAAGGCAAGCCAGTCACGATCGACCATCCGGACGATTTCGTTACGCCGGAGACATGGAAGCAGCTCAGCGTCGGTATCACGCAGAACGTGCGGCGCGGCGACGGCTTGGACAGCGACTTCCTGCTGGCCGACCTGCTGATCACTGACCGTGCCGCGATCGATGCCGTGCGTGCCGGACTGCGGGAGGTGTCCTGCGGCTACGACGCGGACTACGAAGAGTTGGAACCCGGGCGCGGGGTACAGCGCAACATCATTGGCAACCATGTGGCGCTGGTAGAGCGGGGCCGTTGCGGCCCTCGCTGCGCAATCGGAGATAAGGAACCCGAAATGGCAAAGAAGACCTGGATGGACAAGCTGCGCGAAGCCTTTAAGACGAAGGACGAGGCCGCGATGGAAGAAGCCCTCAAGGAGGCCCCGACCACCGACGAGGACGGGGACGA